GAAGAATGCTGCTGAACCATTTATCAAAGAAGCAACAAAGAATAAGTTTAAAATTAAAATCAAACAAGTTAAACCTGTTCTCCATTATGTGATGGCAGAAGCAGGTCATATTGATATTTTTGAATACTCAGCAGAAGGAACAAGATTAGTTGCTCAAGTTGATAATGTTGAACAGTACATTAGAGACCAAATAGAGCAAAACACACTTTACGAAATTGAAAATAAAGTAATCATTGATGAACCAATAAAAGATAAGTTCACAAAAGAAGGACAAGAAAGATTCAAACCTCTCTATGCCCCTCCTAAAAAGATTGCTAAAAAATTATCTGCTCGCTTGTCTTTTTGATTCCAATAGAGAAAAATCTTTCTTTTTAGTTCCACCATCATATTCCCAAGCATATCCTTCATCAATCATCATTTGATTAACTGATTTCTTTTTATTGACTGCGGATACTTCAGCATCTCCAATAAACAAATGTCCCAGAATTCTTCCGTACTTTTCGGTAGAATCTGGGAGTTCTGTTTTAACAATAATATCAGTTTGTCCATCTAACTTTTTCTTGAGCCATTCTTTAACTTCAAGACCAAGTGCTTTTTCTTTTGCATCAGTTGTTCTGCTCTCTGGGGTATCGACACCAGCAAGACGAATTCTTTTTTCTAAACTTATATCAAACCCTAAATCTATTGACGCATCTATTGTATCACCATCTACAACTTTTAAAACTGATTTAATCCTATAAATGTATGGGTCTTTATCTGCCATTTATTTAATTTGATTTACTCTTACTATATATTCTTCCCTGAACCCATCCACATTCAGGAACTTCATTACGACCAAAAAGTCTTTCAACTTCACCATCATTCCACCACTTTCTCCCAGTCATATAATTTTTTCTTTTGTCCTTGAATTCTTGGGAACGAACTGCTCCTTTCTTATTTTGTGGTAGTTTTTCTATATGTTCCTTTGTTTTTTTCTTACCAGATAAAGCATTACTTATGTTTTCTCTATGAGATTTTGAAGCAGTCTTACCATAAAAAGGGTGATTTATACCACTCATCCTCAAACTATGAGATTTCTTTTGTTCTTCACTAATAATCTTACCAGAAGTTCCCTCACCACCATCAGTAAGGTTTCTCAAAATCCCAGTCCCATTATCTTTTCTACCATAAACAGCAATCATATAAATTTCGTGTTTGATTGCCTCTTGTTCTGTTAGATTTCTTTTTAGATATATTATTCTATCTTTACTTGGTAAAGGTACAATTCTTTTTTTAACATACAATCTAAACCCTTTACCTTTACCGATGTAATAAGGTGTTCCGTCTTCCCGCAAGTATGCGTAAGTATAATATTCCATCTGCTTTGTTTGTGGTTATAGTTATTTATACAAGAAAAGGAGCATTTCTGCTCCCAATCCTTTGCTTGAATAACCACAAACAAGCACTAATATTTATCATCCAAGAATAGAATCTCTCCACTCTTCACTCATATTCACCATAATTGCTTCTGCTGCTTCTGGTGTTTCAGCATATCCTTCATCAAGTAAGTGTGAGAGGATGATGTCGTAGAGGTCATATTGGTCAGAAAGTCCCTGCCTCTCAGCAGCATTTGACATTCTTCTTCTCATATCCTCTCTTTTTCTTTTTTTAATTTCTTCTGGACTTATCTTAGATGCTTTTTTTTCTTGTTGAGATTGATAATATTTCCCGTGAAAACCCGAACCTCCAATACTTCTTGCAGTGGGTTTTCCTTTACCTCTCCTTTGTTTATGTGCTTGCTGCCTATTTTGATTTACACTCGTATCACCGGATCTAACAATCATATCCAATCGTCTTCTGTTTTTTGGACTTAATCTATCAATATGTCTTTTGTCACGAACATTCATTTTCTTCCAATCATCCATAGTATCATCAACTTTTGCTTCATCAAGTTGCTGTTGATTTTCAACAACTTCCATATATGCTTCTTGAAGACTACGAAAATCTTGTGCGTCCATTTTTATGAATACTTTTTAGGTATTTATTAGAATGGCAACTTGAACTTCTCAGTATTTAGTTTAGGAATAGGTAGTTTCTCAAATGCTTTATTAACTTGATTCTCTACGACTTTACCAACAAACTCTTCTGGATTGTTGAGGATTGCTTCCGCTTTCTTATAAGTCACATAAGCACCGTAACAAAGTGCTCCACTAATTGCCAGACTCGTTGCTGACAGAATGATTGCTAGATTTTTCATCTTTCATTTCCTCGTGTGCTAATCGTAGTATGTAGTAAATTACATATGCAGTAAAGATAAGACCGCATCCCAATATTGTAACAACTCCCCACGGAAAATCCATCAATACTTACCCTCAGTGCAATACTCAACTTTCTTATTTGGATAATAAGGATACTTACCTTCTTGTGGTTTCATCCATCCACATCCAATTAACCAATCCATCGTCATTGGGGTAGGACGAATTTGTTCCCACAGAGGACCATTCGCACACATTTCTAACTTTTCTGCAGTCTGATTTGATTGCTCTTCTGCCCAGTTAGCATCTGCTTCCCAGGGAACAGCACGACTTTGCATCATTGATTCATAAGTTAATCTAGTTTGCTTCATTACCCATGCAGGTATTTCAGAATCCTGATGTACCTGAGCCATAAAAGAAGTTTGTAGTCCACCACCCATACAATCTTGTACAGCGTGCCACCCTTCATGTCTCATTGTTCCCAGAAACTCTCTAGGATCTTTGAGAAGTTGTTCATTCACGAAGAAACGATTATAGTTTGGCTTATATAATCCTACTGTTCTTGGAGTAAAGTATCTTTCCGGTGCAACATAAACAGGAACATTTACACCATCAAGAGCAGTAATAATTCTTTTTAGTTCTTCTCTGAACGGGTCAAAATCTGGATTCTTTAGTAGTTCAGAATCCACTGTGAGTTTCTCTATACCCTCAGTGCATTCTAGGAGAATCATGCAACCCATTGCCTCTGCACTATAAGGTCTTACTGTTGGTTGCTTTGGTTCCAGTGATGATGCAATAGCAGGAAATGCTAAGGATAAAACTAAACCAACTGAGGTGAACAACTTTTTCATTCGTTCCACCATCCTTCTTCTTTGTGTATCCAGACTTTCAAATCTTTTACATACTTTCTCAAGATCTGGGCCTGCTCTTCATGCCAAAAATCACCCGTCTCCATGTGAAGACGGGTGTGATTATCTATAGCTTTGAGTATTTGGTGGATGGGAGCATTCCAACACTCTCGTTTTGGAGTGTTCCATTCTCTTGGCATTGGTATGTAAATGTGTAAATTTGATTATCACTTAAAAAATCAGTTTGACATAAGTTAGGTCCAACTAACACATGACCAACAATAGTCAAAGTCATGAATTCAATCATTTTTTCTTTCCACCATTCTTTGCTTTTTTAGCGTTAGCATTACCAGAGTTTTGCTTTTTGTTGTTAGAAGATCCAGCACCGCCAGAACCTTTTTTACCTTTATTTGCAGACTTAGACATTATGCTCCACCTGTGCGAGGTTGTACTTGACCTTCCAGAACTTCTACTCTTTCTTCAAGAGTTGGTTCCGATGCGGAAACTTCGGGAGTAGGTAGTTCAGGAAGAGATTCTACAACCTCTTCTCTTTTTGTCTCATCCTTTTTTTCATCATCATCACCACCCTTCTTCATTGTGTTAATACCAAAGGTTGCAGCAGATGCGGTGAAAACAGTAGCAATGAAAGTGGGGTCCATCTTAGATAGAGCACCAGCATAACTAGCAGTAAGGAGAGCAGCAGACCAACCCAAAATCGCAATGCGTATAACAGTACTCATACACTTTTCCTTTTTAGTTTGTGTTTCCATTTGTTCCTTTGTGTGAGGTTAACCTTTTTTCCAAGCTTCACCTTCTGCTTTTCTTCTACGAGCAAGTCCTGCTTCTACATTTGAACCAGGATTACGATAGAGGAATAACGCATCAGGAACCAAGTCCCATTCTTTATTCTTCAAGCGTTTAGTAATAGTATTAAAGTTATCACCACCGTAAAAACCGGCACCAAGATTATAAGCAAAGCTGAGCAGAGCGCCTCTTTTTCCATCTGACATTTCACTCCAATAAGGGATTTTTCTTAATGCAGGAAGAAACTCTTTCTTACACTGCTCAATTAAAAGTTCATCTGCTTCCGCCTGAGTGAGTGTATCTCCCATATGGAACGCTGAACCATCTTTCTTACGGGTTGAACCCCAACCAATCGTGATTGGAAGTCCTCCAGTAAGAGGATCGGGATATGCTTTTAGATGACATCCCTCAAACTCTTTGATTAATTTGAGTCCCATCATTGGAACATCATCACCACCAACTACAGGTGCTGCAGCAGCGGGAGTGGATGCTGGTGCAGCACTAGTCTTTTTTCCTCTGTAAATCTCCGCCCAATCAATATTATCTTCTAGATATTTGACTGGGAGATTATCTTCCAACCACTGAACTGCTTTAACATGATTAGGATTCTTCTCGTCATAGAATTTGAAGAAGTTATGAAGATCGATTCTTGCCATTGTTGTCTCCGAAATACCGTTGATAAAGTTCGTTTGCTTCTAAATGCTTTCCGTTATTTGTAAGATCTTTAATCACCTTAAGCATCTTTCTTTTAAAATTAATCGAAGATTCTTCCCCATCCATCGTTGCCTCCTGGACACCAACGGTGCTTAAGAACTGCTTTAGTATAAATGGTTTTCTTTCCGTTAGTTACAGGACCAGTGTAATTATCATTTAGTGATCCATATGGGTCATTAACATAGTACCCTTTTCCATCTGGTGTCTTGCCGATTACAACACACATGTGCCCACCAGTAGGTGCAGAAAGAGAACCCCTATGGAGTATGCCAATAACAACGGGCTTCCCAGCGTCCAGACTTTTATCGATATCAGCAAAAGATAAATTGTAACTAAAGTGTGACTTAACACCATAACCTGCCAGAACCTTCGTCTGTACGGCATGGTCCGTTGTATCACCAATTGCGAATACTTTCTTAACATATTCATCGTCGCCTTTGATACTGCCTGGCTTGAGGAAAGCAAGGCACATAGCACACGATGAAGAGTTGCAAGTTCTATGTGCATCTCTGTAGTTGTCTACTTGGTTGAAGTATGGAACTGCTAGAACTGCTGGTGTAGGGGGCTTAGTTCTAAAAATTCCAATCCAATCAGTTTCCGCATCATCTAAAAACTGAGAGGGAAGATTATCTTCTAACCACTGGACCGCTGCAACATGATTTGAATTGCTATCATCATAAAACTTAAAAAAGTTATGAAGATCTAGGGTCATGGATTATCTCTATAAACACTGAGAATATTTATAAAAAAAGCGCCCCTTTGGGCGCTTTGATTATTTTCAAGCAGTAACAGTTTCTCGAACCGTAGATTTCACATAATCAAGAACCACTTCTGGAGTAGTCGCTTCGTAAGGGTCGGTTTCTGCATTATCCCGCTGCCCATCCTCAACGAATAGTTTTTCGATGATTCCGTTATCCACGACTGCAGCATAACGCCAAGAGCGATCACCGAAACCAAGGTTAGACTTAGTGACAAGCATTCCCATAGAGCGTGTGAAATATGCATTGCCGTCTGGAATGAGTTTTACATTCTTGATGTTCTGATCTTGTGCCCAAGCATTCATCACAAACCCATCATTAACAGAGATGCAGTAAATAGCGTCGATGCCACTACCAACAAAGTCGTCGTATTTCTCTTCGAATCCAGGTAGCTGATAGGCACTGCAAGTAGGAGTGAAAGCACCAGGCAGACTAAACAGGACCACACGCTTTCCATCGAAAAGTTCTGCAGTTGTACGATTTACAAACTCTCCGTTCTCACGAAATACAAATTCAACTTGAGGAACTTGATATTGTTCTTTACGCATTTTAACCTCCATCACCATACACCAGGAATGATTTGACCAGTAAGGGTATAAGAACCCATTGCGGCAACAATACCAATCATTGCTGCCCAACCATTAATGCGTTCTGCGCGTTCGTTCATTGTTTTTCTCCTTGATAAGAATGTTTTTGTTTAAGTTCAGGATTTGGTTGTGAAGGAACAACTGGGTTCCTTGATTTGTTTTTAATGACGATGAAAGCATCGTTTTGGTAAGATACAGTTCCAAATGGTTTTGCCCATTTTGGATTTGCATCTGGACTAGTAGGAGTTCCTGTGACTGCTACACCACCAATTTCAACTGAGATATCATCATCTTTATCCCATCCAAGTGTTTCAAGAGCAATAGCAAATTGCCCTAGCATACCAGCAGTACTCACAGATTTTCTTCCTGTTCAGTAAGGATCACACAATCACTTGTGGGATAAGCAACGCAAGTGAGAACCCAACCTTCTGCTTGTTGATCATCATCAAGGAACGATTGTTCTTCGTTGTCAACGGTGCCAGAGATGAGTTTTCCAGCGCAGGCACTACAAGCACCTGCTTTACACGATGAAGGGAGGTCAACACCTGCCTCTTCTGCTGCTTCAAGAATGTACTGGTCATCAGCACATTCAATAGTGGTTTCTGTGCCATCAGGGGATTGGAGAGTGACATTAAAAACGGTCATTAGTAAGTCTCGCAAATTTTTTCAACAGATGCTGCCAGTAATACAAAAAAGGCAACGGATGTTATTGTAAAGATAGTTGAAGTCATTGTCAACCCTCAGAAGATTCCGAAGAAGAGGTGCCCAGTGAGAGCATAAGAAATAGCGCCAGCAACAATGCCGACCATAGCCCAGCGTCCATTCATTTTCTCCGCTTTCTCTGCATAAGGTTCGATACCATAACGCTCAAGGGCTTCTTTGGTCATATACATCGCGGGTTCTTTGGCAAACATATTCATTTGCCCAAACTCGTTTTTTGTTACGGTCATTTTCGTTTATTACGAATTGTTACACAATTATATAGCAAAAATAAAGGGGTGTCAAGCACCCCTGGTAGTCATTTATACTTAGTTTTGTTAGGAAATCAGAACTTCCAAGCAAGTCCAACAGTAGGAACAACGGAAGTACCATCAGTCAGAGCAACTTTCACATCAGCAAACACAACTGCATGTTCCGCAAGTTGAGTTTCAGCACCTGCTTGAATATAACCAACTGTATCATTATCAAAGGTAAGAATACCAGCATCACCAAAAGCAGCACCACCACCCAGATAAACATTGGTGTTTTCTGCAACAGCGAGATCGTAGGTTGCGCCAATGGCACCTTCAACCTCGCTATTAATAGTCACTTGAGGACGGACAGAAAGAGGGAGATTACCTGCCTCTACACGACCAACAATAGTTGCTGCAGCACCTTGACCATCAGTGCCTACGGCAATACCAGGACCAACATAGGAACCTTCAAGACCACCAGCAAGTGCTGAACCACCAGCAAAAACAGCAGTAGTAGTAGCAAGAATAATAGATTTCATAGTTTGTTCAACCCATTTTAAAGTTTACTAGTCTCATTGTGCGAGACTTGATACATTTTACATTTGCTTCGGGATCATGTCAAGTATTTTGTTGTGCAACAGAGTTTTCGGTTATTCGACCCAAATATGGATCATAATTCATATATTCTCGAATATCAACATCTGCACCAGATTGTTGCCACCAGTTTAGCAATGCATCATGAGGACCTTTATGAAAAATATTAAGATGATCTGTATGGATTGTAGATCCCATATCCAAGTTATACAAGAATAGAGGAATTGTATATGTTTTACCGGTTTCCAAAATTGTATCTTCAGAAACTGCTCTTGGTTTTACACCATTATCAAGTTTATATTTACTACCGCGAATATGATGCTTCATAAGTTTTGCAGCATGATGTCTACTGATTAAGTAAATTGCTGCGGAAAAATCATTAATAAATTTCAAGTGCAATTTTACATGAATATCTCCAGTACAAATTGTAGTTAATTGCACGCAATCCCAATCATATGGAAGAAGTGAGAAAAATTCTGTCCAAGTAAAATTCCAATATCTGGCAATATCAAGATTTACATCATCTTCTAAAATTAAACAATATTCATCATTTGTATTTTCATAAAAATGTCGAATTGCTTTGAGATGAGACATACAACATCCCAACTCATTCTGAGATACATTATCAGGAATTCTTCCTTTTAAATGGGAAGATACATCATCAACCCTACCATCATAACCGGAAATGCGTGTATGATTTTCGATTTCCCAATACTTAAATTGATTTTCCATATACTCACGACGATGAGTATCTGCATCTAAATTTAACCAATAGATGTTAGGAAGATCTTTAAGTTTAAATACTGATTTGTTCTTATCCATCACTGAAAATACTTGACAATGTTTTCTCTATTTCCTTTAATATAACCGATACATTCTTTTAAATCATCTGGAAGATTATTCCATAAATTTGCCATTTCTTGTCCAGCTTCATCTTTGTTATAATTTGTTCCTTGTGCATGTTGGATTTGATGATCATAATCTCTGATCACTGGTCTCTTCATAATAAAAGAAATTGCATTCATTACAAGATCCCAACCCCACCCCATTTTCATAGTCTCGGGAGTCATAATCTTTAAAAGATCTCTCTTGTAAAAATCACCAATCACATCTTTATGAATAAACCATACTGTTTCATCAGTACACGCAACCATTTTAATATTAGAATCTTCAGATTCTAATCCTTCAATATCAGTCTGATCTGGAGTGTACCAAATGTTAGTTACATCCGGAGCATAAACTCCCCATTCATATAGATTATAATACTTTCTTGCATCATCAACAAGTTGTTTCCAATTAGTATATTGAGTATCTCCTTGGATATGAAGTAAAACTTTTTTATCATCTTTAAAGAGTTCCAGTGCTTTAGTAAATTGAGATGTAAAATAAGCAGAGTCTCCAAGATTAACCCAACCTTCTCTAGTATTATTATCATCACTATTGATAACAGTAACATCATCAAATACTTCTTTCAGTGCATCTTCAATGGCACAAGTTTTTTCAAACTGACGATTCCAATTAAAAATGAATGGTTGAATATCCTTTACTCTAATTTGAGGAAATCTTTCCAAGTAACCTCTACCATTAAGATCCGCATGATCTCCATGATCATTGCTAGTATTTAAATCCTGATAAAGAATCTCAACATAAGGATTTAAAATACGCGCATAGTTTGTAATGTTTGAAGACTTACCAATAATTGTTTTACACATTGACAAGGTAGTTGCATCAATCAAAACTTCATCACCAGCAAGAATTCTTTCGGCACTATTAGGTTCTGCTTGAATAGAATAATGAAGACCAGCAGTACTCATCGTGCGTTGATGATCATAATGATGAATTGTGATATCTAGGAAATAATTTTTAAATTCGTCAATTACATTACTTTGATCTGTCGTAAGAAATATACAATCATATCCACCAGAATTAAACTCTTCTTTGGCTACCTTTAAGTATTTTTCAATAGCAACAAATTCAGTATGACCAACTCCATCAGTTCCACGATAGTGAACACCCAAAGCATTTTTATATTTTTCTTTAGCAATACTATCAATTTTTGCTTGCATTCTTTCATTATAAGGCAAGTACTTGCGGTACTTATCCAAATCAAAGTCCCTAAAAGATGCCCAAGGATAGTCACAATCCCATCCATCTTGAGAATTAAACGCTTTATTGGCATCATCAGATACACGAGAGGAATCAAACCAATGATCTGGAGTTCCATACAACATAAACATTGATGGAGAAACGCAGACTTGATTAAGATCAACTCCTTTATTCTCAAGTGTTCTAAAACTTGTCAAAATAGTAAGATAGTTTGAGAGAAATCCGCGATGCATTCCCTCAACTAACTTAATCTCAAAACTCATTTCAATCTCCTTTAATTACACGATAACTATCTTCATCAAAATGTTGCGTTGAAAATTCAAAAAGTTCAGTATCTTCAAGAGCAATCATTTGATGTCTTAATCCACGATAAACATGAAACTTATCTCCTTTATTCAGGGTCAGTTCATGTGCTAAAGCAATATCATCTTCATCATAATATTTTAACAAAATTTTTCCAGATTGTAAATAGAAAACTTCATCTTTCAATTTATGAAAATGCCAGGAGCATCTTTTACCCTTAACAAAATATAAAAGTTTTCCACAGTACTCTTCTGAATTGACAATCCATTTTTCAAATCCCCATCCTTTAGGGACAAATTTAATTTCCGAAGAACTCATTTGCGTTAATTCCTTTGTCATCTATGTAGACATCACCAGCAGGTTTACCCATAAACAATTTGTGATATTTACAACCCCATTCTTTAAGTTGTAACTCTGTTATATATCTCAAATCTGACTCTGCTAGTTGTGCATTATTATCATATCTACCCATACCTCGTGCAGTAAGATAAACAATGTAATGTCCTTCATCATAAAGTTGATTGATTACTTTTATCCTATCTCTTTTTGGTGTAGATGATGAATAACTATCGCCATCAGATTTATCACAAATAGTTCCATCAATGTCAACAACGTATTTCATTAATGTCATCTCCACTTAAAACATAAGTCCCAAAGTTTTGAACTGCTATTGCAGCTGCCTTGTTAGCGTAAGGTATTGCTTTTTCTATCGTACCACACTCTAGGTAAAAGTAAACTAGTGCAGATAAAAAGGTGTCTCCCGCGCCACAAACATCAAATACACTTACTTTTTCTCCAGGGTAAGTTATACCATCATATTCTGCTCCACCAGAACCTCTAGTAATGATAATGTTGTCATGTTTACTTTTTAAGAGTTTCGATTCATTATCATTAATCTTAATAAAACAATTTGACTCTGGGAGAATTGTCTTTTTACTATCAACAAAAACAGGAATTCTAGAGTTAAAAACTACTTCAAATAATTTTTGTTGAGTAATAAATCCTTTGTCATAATCAGAAATAACCAATGCATCATATTTTTCATTTGGTATTTCATATTCCATTGGAGATAAAGGATCCTCAATATCTACGCGAAGAATTTGATGATTATATTTTTCATCAATATATCTTGTTTTATAAATTTTTTCTTTATTGGTTAGCATATAAACTTCCATACCGAATGCTTGGAGATTATCTCTAACATTCCACGCCATCCCATTCTTACTTTCTTTTCTATGAAACTTAAGAATTGGCACTGGTGCTTCTGGATTTAATCTTTCACAAGTTCCATAGACATATTCATCGACGCAACTATCTCCGATTAATAATATCTTGTATGGTTTTTGTTGTGGCATAATCTCCTATCCTATCAAAGAATATTAATTCAGCAGCATAATAAGAACCTATTACAGACTTACCTTTCCAGTCAGAACCAACAACCATTATATCAGGTTTAAAGGATTTTACCAAACCCTCAAGTTCTTCATCGCTAGAAAACAGTTTTACCTCATCCACTGCCTTTAGATTTTCTAGAAAAAATTTCCTTTCATCTTGATTATGTATGGGTCTTGTTGAACCCTTCTTTTCTTTTACTCTTTCATCAGTATCAATACCAACACACAAATAATCACCAAGACTTTTTGCATAATTCAAAAGTTCAAGGTGACCTCTATGTAGAATATCAAATGTTCCGTTTACAAAAATGTTCATAACAGTTTTTAATCTCTTTTTCTAATCCACTAAACTTTATTCCAAAAGTTTTTAACAATTCACCAGAACCACAATACGACTTGTCCATCCCTTCTTCCAAAACAGTTACGGGAACTTTATATTCCGATAGACTGTTTATAATCCTAGAAACATCAGACAATTTCGTTTTTGTTTCATAAACTAAATTAACTTCCTTTGGTAAATCTTTTCTCAATTCAAGATATAAATCAATAACTTTTTTTGTATCTTCTATTC